CATTTCTTGACTTTTCTAAATATCATTCTCTCTCCAATTACAATCTGTTTTACCCATGTTCTCACGATGCCATAAAATCGTATTTGTTTTATCCGGCTCAGGCATATCTGATTCTTCTACAGCTTTGATACAAACGGCTTTACTGCCGTATTTATAACCCCAATACCAATTATCGAATACAGCGTCGTACAGCGATTCTTCATCCTCTAAGCTACCTTCGGTCATCTTTTTCATTTAAACGCATCAGTGCTCCTACGTTGTCACGGCTACGGGTGTTTTAAACGGTATGAAAGGCTTGTATTTCACTTCTTCGGGACCTCTGTATTTGTCTTCTCTAATCTTTTTAGTCGCTCCTAGTTCTATCGTAGTCACGGTATAAGCTAGTTTTTCGCCGCGATAAACTTCCAAAGGCTCATCTGGATTTGCTCCTTCTTTCAACAGTTTCCTACAATAATCAAACGCTGGGGAGTGGTTTATAGGTTCTTTTCCTCCCCAAGTTTCTGGCGCTCTTATGTCGTTTAATTGTACTTTCATATGTCTATAACCGTAACAGGAATTCCTGCCTTCGTGGCTTGATTAATCATGTTCTGTGTTCCTCTGCTATTGGGTCCTCGGAAAGCCACGACAAGCTCGGGGCGGCCTTCGTCGAGCATTTGTTTATTTCTAATAGGCCCAGCAGCTTTTCCGTGCTTATCCCATAATGCTGGGAAACGAAGGACCTCAATTCCACGTTCTTCTCCATATCGTCTACCGAGTCTATCGGCCCCTTTAGCCTCACCTTCGATAATGGTTGTGATTTCAATTTCATTTAACTTTTCTTCTAGTAATTCATAATTATTGAAGTGTCTACTGCCACAAACTAATATTCTCATATACAACACCTCCAAAATATGGTATAATATGCAACGTAATAAAAGTCAACTAATATATTTTAGATTCTAACTAATTTAACTATTGACATGCCTAGTAAATCCCCTAAACAAGCGCGCTTTATGGCAGCTGCTGCCCACAACCCGTCTTTCGCTAAGAAGGCGGGTATTTCTACGTCTGTAGCAAAAGAATTCAATCAAGCTGATGCCGGTACAGGCAAGCTGAAAAAGAAGAAGAAAAAGAAAGTAAATGGCTAAACTTTACATCACTGAGTATACAGGTACAATCACTCCGGCTGCACCAGACATTGTTGCTGAGCCTGCGGCAGTGGATCAAACTCCTGTAACATACAGCACTTCGACACAGTCGGCGGCTTTTGGTTCTACGACAAGTATTGTCCGTCTTCATACAGACAGCATTTGTTCAGTAGCTTTTGGAACCAATCCTACCGCTACAACCAGTAACCGAAGAATGGCTGCAAATCAGACGGAATATTTCATCGTCCCTACTGGTCTAGCTTATAAAGTAGCGGCAGTCACCAATACATGAAAGCTCACGAAGGCTATATTATGGTGGACCACCGTGCCTCTCCGGGTACGGTAGAAGTCCCAGAAGGTCAATTATTCGAAGCCGCTGTCCTCCAGTGTGCGCATTGTAATTCAATGCAGATAAAAAATCCGGGTAGAACCCGTGATAGAGCAGATTGTGCAAAATGTGGAAGTATGTACATCTGTGACTCCTGTGCTCTTGAAATGAGACAACCAGATTACATCCACAAAACATATCAACAAAAGAATCAAGAACTATATGATTCTCTAACTTCAAAGGTAAATTATGGCTAAACGCTTATTTACAGCACAGGCTCAGTCTTTTACGGCGCAAGCTACTGCTGCAACTCTTACTAACGCTACATACATGGGCATCCAAGGCGGCGCTTCTACACAAATCGTAGACGTCCTTGAGATTCTCGTCTCTGGCTTCGCTTCTGCTTCTACCGTCGCTGGTTTCGTATTCTGCCCTGCTTCGACTGCCCCGACAACTCCGACTGCTCTTGCTTCCCCGAACTCAGACGGTCCGCTGGTTGCTAACGCCACCGCACTCGCAACTGTCGTAACAACTTACGTCGCCGCAGGTACAGGCCCACAGGCTTCTGCTTCTACGTCTGTTCCGAAGCTCAACCTCGGTATGAACGCCTTCGGCGGCATCATCCGTTGGAACGCAGCTCCGACTCAGCAGATTCAGCTCATCGGTAACACAGCTACGACTGGTTCGTTCTTGCTGTTCAACTCGTCTACTGGTGGTGGTTCGACTGCTTCGGCAAACGCCCACATCATGTACGAACCGTACTGATGTCATACTATACAACCCTCATTAATGCTTGGAATACCGGCACCGTCCCTACAGGCGTTGTCGGTTCCGCCCTTACTGGACAATCAACTGCACAGAAATTGATTAACATCAATGCTTGGGTTGTAACAGCTACTATTCCGTCTAGCTATACAGTCACTGGCGCTCAAATCGCTAATTGTATCAACTGGACGGAATTTGCTGCTTTAACTGCAACTCAGCAAAGCAATGTACTAGCATTATGCAACATATCTACACATTCTGTCGGAAGTTCAGCTGCTGAAATAGCTCTTCTCGGAGATGGTATGATTGTTGCTTATTTTCCTTCAGGGGGCGCTACAATTACATCTTTATCAGCTTTAGCTCCTTCAGCTCAACCTTGGTGGCAAGTTAATGGTTATACTGGCCCTTTCTCACAAGCTGATTTAACAGCAGCAGGTGGTTTAACATGACATCACGTACAGCATGGACGTCAGGCAACGGTCAAGGCCTAACATGGGGCACGTTAATTAACTCTGCAGATATGGCAAGTATGGCTACCGGCAATACTGTTCTTTCTTCGGTGTCTGATATAACTAACGGCACCAATCTCGATATGTTTATGGACATATCGTATCTTCTTACTATTTCTTCCAATACAGTTGCTGCTGGTGCAAATTTTGCATTTTGGATTTACGCATTAAACGAAGACGGAACACATTACGGCGACAACCAGTTCATAGCTGGTACAGCTGCGGCGTTAACTCCGGCATTCGCTCCGTGTGCTGTCGGCACTATCCCGGCAGTTGCGTCAACAACTACTATGTATGGATTCTGTCAACAAATAATTATCCCGCCGGGATCATTTCGTGTTGCAATACAGAATAATTCAGGATTTACACTAACATCTGGTACGCAGACTGTTAAGTACAAAACATACAACATCAATCTGAATAGTTGATGTCTCGGGTTATACTACCATTTAGCAATCCATTATCTTACCCCGGCCGTGCGCCGGGGTTTGATCCGTCGCATGTGGCGTCGCGTGGCATCGGACCAAATCGCGGCATTTCAGCTATTGCGACGTTTTCAAATGTGATGGTTTCTCTATCTGGTTCAGGAACATCCGCTGCTTCTATCGCCGAGCCTGTAGATAGTTTGATTGGTCCTGTGGTTGGATCAGCAGGCGGAATTAATTTCACCGGGCAAAGTACAGCGTCGATCTCTGCCAAAACACTGGCGGGGATTTTCAGGGTCACGTCTTTAACCGGTAGTTATCAAAATCTGATCCAAGACAATTTTGCCGATGCTTTGCTCATCCAGCCAGCCGAAAATCTTTCGTTTTATGCCAGCGGTGACAGCCCGATTCCAAACCCGGCTGCGTTAGTTGCCGGACGCGCCTACTTTGTTGCAGCAAGCGCGTCAGGCACTAAGATAAATTGCGTGGTTGTCGATCTGGCGACGGGTCGCATTTACCTAAATTCGGTCAGCGAAGGAACGGGTCTTAATGCGCCTTCCGGCACCATTGAGTTCGACAATGGCTCCGCGGCCAGTTTCGCGGCGGGCATGGTTGGTTATAACTATCTGTCCTTGCAGCAACTACAACAATGGGCACAAGACCCATGGTCATTCTGGTATCCGCGCACGCTCGATCTAAGCATGATGCTTAAATCTGGGTCTATTGCCGATATTCTTTACGCACAGGCGTTGCTGTGACATTCCGCGCACCGTTATACACTAAGTTACCTACTGTAACTTGGAATATAGCGGATTCTTACCCAAGCAATCCTAGCAATATCCCACCTCCAGTAATGGGGGTTAACCAGTATAACTGGCCTTTACCCGTACAACCAAGTCGTATAGACGCGACATGGATTAATCCGGGAATAGTAAATACAATCCAACAGCCATTCAATCAAATGAATTGGCCGTTACCGATACAACCACCCCGTCTTGATCAGACGTGGTTGTACAAAGGATTGACCCAACCTCCGTTTGGTTTTCCACTTAACCAATACAATTGGCCAGTTCCTGCTGCTCCTTCTAGGTTAGACCAGACTTGGATAGAGGTTGGAAACAACCTTTCACCTCTTCTTAACGTCAACTTCCCGTTTAATCAATACAACTGGCCTTTAGCTACTCCGCCTTCCCGTCTTGATCAAACGTATGTAACGACATCTACACCGACTAATATTCCACCGCCGGTTATGGGGTTCAATCAACATGATTGGCCATTACCAGTGCAGCCACCTAGACCTGATGAAAGTTGGGTTTGGTACTTCCCTGAGTCAGAAACTGCATTTCCATTTAACGAATACAGCTGGCCGCTGCCGGTACAGCCTCCGCGTTTAGATGAAAGCTGGGTTTATGTCCAACAGTTACAACCTCCGGCACTTCAGCCACACAATCAATACGATTGGCCGCTTCCGAAGGTGCCAGCACCCATCGATGGGTATTGGTATAATCCGGGGTTACGGGTAGCGATTGTACCGCTGCCGCCAACCAACTACGATTGGCCAGTCCCGACAGCTGCACCAAGACTTGATTACTTCTTCGCTAATCAAGTACCGCAGCTAACTCCAGTACCGCCTCCGCCTGTCCAACCTACTTCATCTGGTATTCACAGATCGGTATGGCTACAGGAATATGAGAAGCTAGTACGTGAGCAACAACATAAACGGGTTGATATCCAACAAGCTGCTGCCGTCCTGTCTAAAGCAGGTGGACATGCCCGAGCAGCCGCATTATCACCCAAACAACGTTCTAACATAGCATCGCAAGCAGCTATGGCTAGATGGAACCCTAAACGATAACCAGCAAGCATAAATGACCCCACGTCCTAAAACCAGCAAGCATATAATCAAAGTCCCGCCAAAACCAGCAAGCATTAGTAAACACGCTAAAATACTGGGCAAATTAGGCGGACGTCCTAAAAAGGAAATTACAAATGGATGAGTCTTATGATCCTCACGCAAGAATGCATGAGTCATTTCCCAGAGCTGACTCAGGTACAAAAATGGCAGGCGATGTAATACCTATCCCCGGTGAAAAATCTATGGGACCGGGACCAACTCCTGACGCTGTCCCTTACGCTCTAGGACAATCTAACGACAACAAAGTTAAGTCAATCGGTATGGATACAGTCAAAAGCTGGTACGAGCGACGTCGATAACAAAGAAAGTAAAACAATGGCAAGTGAAATGATTGATATGTGTTCAATGGGTGGCTCTGACCTCATGGGTGGAGTTCCTGTCGGCACAATCACAGATGTATACAAGTCACACCCAGATGCTAAAGTACCTGCGCCCGGCTTAGGTCCGGCTATGGTTCATGGCACGGGTATGGCTGGTCAAGTCATCGGTGCTCCGGCATCGTGGCCGATGTCAGCGATGAAATAGTGGAAAAGTTTCAAGAATCTTTAGAAGCTCTTGATCTCCAAGGTATTCTTGTTCTCATGAATGTTTTGGCACAAAGAGCTTTATTTCTTCAGATGAATCCTCCTAAGAAGAGTAAGATTCAAAAACCTTCCCTTGAGTTAATAAAACCCTGATGTTTCCTCACCCTATCAAAGCTGGTTTTGATCTAGCTTCTATTTCTGCAGCTCTGTCAGCTTTGACATGGTTACCTCCAGCTTTAGCGGTTATAGCTTCTATAGCTTCTATATCTTGGGTAGTTTATTCTTTTATTAAAGAATACAGAGATACGCATAAGTAATGGCTAAAAAGAAATCTGAGCTTGACCGGGCCAGAGACGAACGACGCAAAGAAGCCGAAAATGACCTTGAAGCTTTTATCGCGTTAGTTCATCCCAAGAGATTCCTAGGTAATATTCACCGAGAAGTTATATCTTGGTGGACGTCTAGTAATCACAGCAATCACCAACTACTACTTCTTCCACGCGATCACATGAAGTCCGCTATGGCAGCTTATTTAGTTGCTTGGCTTTTAACACGTGATCCTACTCTCCGTGTCTTGTATATCTCAAGTACTTCAAACCTAGCTATTAAGCAGTTGAAGTTTATTAAAGACATTCTGACTAATCATACGTACAGAATGTATTGGCCAGAGATGGTCATTCCCGAAGAAGCGAAGCGAGAGAAGTGGACTGAACGGGAAATATCTTTAGACCATCCTAAACGAAAAGAATGGTCTATTCGTGAACCTTCCGTTTTCACTGCGGGTCTTACTACGAATATTGTTGGTTTACATTGTGATGTCATTATACTTGATGACGTCGTGGTGGCAACTAACGCATATACTGAAGAAGGCCGTGAAAAGGTTCTCGAACAATATGGCTACCTTTCGTCGATCGCTGGCACGGAAGCTAGGGAAATCGTAGTAGGTACTAGATACCATCCACTCGATCTCTATGCGTCGTTGATGGAAAAAGTACTCGAAGTCTTCGATGACGACGGCTATCCTACTGGTGAAAGCATCCAGATGTTTGATGTCCTCGAACGTCCGGTAGAATCAGTCGGAGACGGTACAGGACAATTTCTATGGCCTCGTGCTAAATCCCCAGACGGTAAATGGTTTGGGTTCGATATGCGGATTCTTTCTAACAAAAAGAACCACTACGACAACCAAATACACTTCAGGGCGCAGTATTACAACGACCCACAGGATGCAGAAAACTCTCCCATCCCTAGAAATCTATTTCAATACTACGACCCTAACTTTTTATACAAAAAAGATTACCACTGGCATTTCCAAAAGAATCGTCTAAACGTCGCGGCAGCAGTTGACTTTGCGTTTTCGACTAAAAGATCAGCAGACTCGACAAGTATTGTTGTAGTAGGTGTAGACGGTTTTCATAATTACTACATCCTAGAGATCGATAGATTTAAGACTGAAAAGATATCTGTTTACTTTGATCATATCTTAGCCCTCTACCAACGGTGGGGTTTTCGTAACCTACGGTGTGAAGTCTCAGTAGCCCAGAAGGTTATCGTCAACGACCTAAAAGACAACTACATCCGTAAACTAGGACTAGGCATCACGATAGATGAGTCTCGTCCTACACAGTGGGAAGGTTCGAAGCAAGAGCGCATTATGGCGACGCTAGAACCTAAATACGCTAACCGACAAATCTGGCATTATCAGTCAGGTAATACTCAGACCCTTGAAGAAGAACTCGTACTTCATAACCCGCCACACGACGACTGTAAAGACGCTCTGACTGCGGCGATAGATTACCTCCAGAAGTTAGCTCCTTCAAGTTATTACACAATTAAGAAAGACTCGGCTAATCCTATGCAATTCCATTCCCGCTTTGGTGGCTCTCTGTGACCGGACGTGTGCTTGAGCTAGAAAACATCCTCTCTGCCGAACTGTTGGCTACACGGCTGACAGAGAAGTACATGGAATGGGATACCCTCCGTCAAGTATGGAAAGTCGATAAAGAAGAGATTAGACGTTACGTCTATGCCACGGATACTGGCCAGACTACTAACGCCTCCAATCCTTGGAAGAACCGTACTACGGTTCCTAAGCTTTGTCAAATCAGAGATAACCTGTATTCAAACTATACAGCTACACTATTCCCTAAACGGAAGTGGTTGCTGTGGGAAGCTAATGAAGCCGATAGCAACTCCGTAATCAAACGGGATGCCATCGTCAATTACATGTCTTGGGCAATAGACCAACCTAGTTTTAAACATGAACTAGATAAAATCATTCTTGATTACATAGATTTTGGCAACTGTTTTGCCACCGTCGAATGGACTGATCAGCGCGTACAGCAACCCGGTTACACCCAGTCCGGCTATATCGGACCTTCTGTTCGACGGATAAACCCTCTCGATCTTGTGATGAACCCAGCAGCTGAGGACTTTATGTCTTCGCCTAAGTTTGTCAGGTCTTTGATTTCTTTGGGTGAACTACGCAAACTTCTAGACCGTATGACTAACGATCAGAACCGAGAGACACTGGAAAATCTATATCATTATCTCAAGGAGATAAGACTGCATGCTAGAGAGTTTCAGGGAGATTGGACACAGCGGGATCGTCTTTACGCCATCGACGGATTTGCATCTTTTAGAGCCTACTTACTTTCAGGGTACTGCGAGGTACTGACATTCTATGGAGACTGGTATGATCACTACACAGACGAATATCAAACGAACCGTGTCATTACTGTCGTTGACCGCCATAAGCTTATTTCTAATCTGCCTAACCCCAGCTTCTTTGGACAACCTCCAATATATCATGTGCCTTGGCGTAAGCGACAGGACAATTTATGGGGAATGGGTCCCTTGGACAACCTCGTCGGTATGCAATATCGGATGGACCATGTGGAGAACATGAAGGCAGATATCTTTGATTTGACTGCATACCCTGTGCAGAAGATCAAAGGATTTGTCGAAGACTTTGTATGGCAGCCCGGTGAGAAAATCTTTACGTCCGAAGAAGGTGACGTCGAACTAGTTCAGCCTGAAGTACAGGCTTTGAATGCTAACATGGAGATACAAAACCTCGCTAATCTTATGGAAGAAATGGCAGGCGCTCCAAAAGAAGCAATGGGATTCAGGTCCCCCGGAGAGAAAACCAAGTACGAAGTCCAACGGCTAGAGAACGCTTCCGCCCGAGTGTTCCAGAATAAGATCAACCAGTTCGAAGAACAGATGGTTGAGCCTATCCTGAACGCCATGCTTGAACTGGCACAGCGAAACCTGTCAGGGGCAATTACTATTAGAATATTTGATGACGAGTTTAAAGCATCTTCTTTCCAGACGCTTACTGTCGAGGACATTACTGGTGTCGGCCGTATCAAGCCCATTGCTGCTAGACATTTTGCAGAACAGGCTGAGCTTATTCAAAACCTTACTTCTCTTACTGGTTCTGGGTTGTGGCCTACTGTTCAGCCGCATTTCAGCGGAATTGCACTAGCTAAGATGCTTGAGAACGTATTCGATCTCTCAGACTATCATATTGTGCAGCCATTCATCGCATTGGCAGAACAAGCTGATGCACAGGCACAGGCTCAGGTACTAGAAGAAAAACTTCATCAACAGACAATGACTGCTACAGGTATGGGAGAAGATTATGATATGCAACCTAATCCTCCTCAACAGCAGGTAGGACAAGCACGTCCCGGACAACAGATGGGGTTACAGCGTAATCCTCCGTCGTCGGCGACACCAACAGGAACAATAGGAACACTATGACTGAAGATATTAAATACGGGCAATCAGGTGACGCTTACAGCAACTCTATGGAATCATATCCAGCGGTCACCGACTCTCAAGAGTCAACTCACAATGAAAAGGGATACTCTAGCTATCGGATGGGCAACTCAGATGCCGACCGAAAGACTGGGGCTAAGACGACTTACTTCTCATACAACGAGCCCGGTCCGAAGTATTCTATTTTGAATGCATACAAATGATTTCAGCTTGGACTAAACATCTTAAGACCGAAGATGAAAAGACAAGATTTAAGAACGAGGTATTAGGTTCTAAAAGAGTCTTACAGCGTCTCCAAGACCTACTCAAAGAAGTAGAAGATAGCGCAGACAGCATAGAAAACGATCCTACAAAATACGATAGCCCCGGTTGGGCTTATCGACAAGCGGATAGAAACGGCTTCCGTAGAGCACTCAAAGCCGTAAACAAACTTATAACAGTGGACCATGACTGAAGATTTATTTAACACACCTGACCCGGTGGAAACAGAAGAAACCCTACGGGTACAACTCACCAATAAATGGAAAGAGAAATTCCCGGAAGCTAATGAAGAACTCATTAGAAGTAAGGTAGACTCTGATTTATATATTAAAACTCTCGAACGCCAGAAAGACGAACTCCGTACGGATTTCATGAAGGCGCAGGAAGAGATACAGAAAGGAAAGGCCCTTGAGGATTTAATTGACAAATTAAACTCTAAGGAAACCACTCCCCCGGCAAACACCCCGCCAAAAGAGAATACGCCACCTCCTTCACTAGGCTTGAATGACGTCGAAAAGTGGTACGAAACTAAAAAACGTACAGAGATAGAATCTCAAAACTTCTCGGCAGTACAAACCAAGCTTCAGGAACGCTTCGGACAACGTGCCGGAGAATTCCTACAACAACAAGCCCAAACCCTTGGATTGACAAAAGAAGAAATCAATTCCTTGGCTAAGAAGTCTCCAGAAGCCTTTTATAGGACTATGGGACTTAATCAACAAGGACAAGACTTATTCATGGCTCCTCCGCGTACTGATACACGTCAAAGCTCTTTTTCTCCTCAACCGATTAAACGAGACTGGAACTTCTATCAAGACATGAAAGCTAAAAACTCCAAGCAGTATTGGGACCCCAAAACACAACTCCAAATGCATCGAGACGCAGAAGCTCTCGGTGAGGCTTTTGGAGCTTAATGACTGTCACCCTATAACGGGGTGCAAGGAGATTTTTCATGGCCGGTTTTACCGACTCAAACAATCAAAATCTCATCAGGACCAATGTCTGGAGCCGTCAGCTCAAGGAATTGCTTCTAGATGATTTGAATGCCATGAAGTTCGTCCGTATTCTCTCAGACTTCCCAGATGGCTACACCATCAACATTCCCTCGATTGGCGCAGCCACTCAGGCGGACTTTGTTGAAGGAACAGCGATTAGATACGAAGCTTTCGACACAGGTAACTTCACGTTCTCGTTCGATCAGTATAAGTATTCTGGCGCTGCCATCAGCGAGAAATTCAAGAGAGACTCCTTCTATGCTCAAGATGTTATCGCGGCCTTCGTGCCGCGTCAGCATCGTGTGCTGATGGAAGGTGTTGAAGGTAACATCTTCAGCAAGGCGAACTCAGGCCAAACGGCGTCTAACGCCAACATCATCAACAACGCAGACCACAGATTTGTAGCCACTGGCGCAAGTTCGGCCCTGACGTTCGCTGACCTCGCTCGCGTCAAGTACGCGCTGTTCAAGGCCAACGTTCCTCAGACGAACCTCGTCGCTGTCATCGATCCTTCGGTTGCGTACACCATTGAAACTCAGACAAACATGGTCAACCTGTTGTCACCAATGCCTATGTGGGAATCGGTGGTAAAGGATGGCATGGTCTCTGGCTTCAAGTTCCGCTACAACATCTTCGGCTTCGACTTCTACGTCAGCAACTATCTCCCTCAGATTGCATCTGAGACGATTGGTTCTGGTTCTGTCACCAACGGTGTTGCGAACCTGTTCTTCTCTGCTGTTTCTGGCGACGTCTGCCCATGGGTAGGTGCGTTCCGTCAGATGCCGACGGTGCAGTCCAAGTTCAATATGGACCTGCAGCAGACAGAGTATGCTACGATCACTGAATACGGCTTCAAGCTGTATCGTCCTGAGAACATGGTCATCGTTCTTACCAACACCTCGGTTGTCCCGAGCTAAGGAGAGAAAATGGCACAAAATTGGACTAACAAAGACGGTCTTTTCATTCAGTATGGAACAGACCAGACGATTGCAGAAACTGCTGGAGAGTTCGCTCTTCCGGGCTTCCCTGATCGTATCGTTGAAGTTCTTATCAATCTCACAACTCTGACCTCGACTGCAGCAATTCAGTCGAACAATGTCATCTTCCCTGCTCCTCCGAGTGGCCAGCTGTACATTGAAAAGGTTGAGGTGATTGCTGAAACAGCTTCAGCCGGTGGTACGTCGTTCTCGGTAGGTTTGATCCAAATGGATCGGGCTACTATTCCGACTAACTACTCGACAGCGTTTGTGAACGCGCTGGCTAACGCCAGTACGAACGCAGCAGGTGATTTAGTCACTCTAACTGCAGGCAGTACATCTGCTGGTGGTTTGATTGGCTCACAGCCTGCAAACGCAACGGGTCCTTATTACCTCACTGCTCTCGCTAGCGGTACTTACACGGCGGGTTCCGTCCGTGTCCGTATCTACTATCGCGGCATTGGTACAATCACTCAGTAATGGATATGGTTAGCCCCTCTGCTTCGGTACGGGCTAATCTTCCTAGAAAGGAACATTATGACTGATTATGGACATATGGTTAATGAAGGCGGTATGGATGCGATTATTAATAACACTCGCACCAGAGCGACTACAACCAATCCGTTAGGTATTAACTGGATGGATGGTATTGGTACTCCAATATCCACCACTCCGGGTGCAACCACTACAATTACAGCAGCTAATCTATTAGTTGGTGTAATCACTATGGCTCCTTCTACAGGCTGTACAGCTACGTTTGATACTGCGACTAATATTGTCTCAGCTGTCAACACAGCTTCAGCAGGTGCACAGGCAGGAGATTATATTTCCGCTCTCATCATGAACGGAAGTAGCACCAACTCTATTACCCTTGCCGCTGGCACGGGTGGTAGTTTTGACACCAACCAAGCTACACGAACTATTCCGGCTAACACAAGCAAGTGGGTTCTTATCTGCTTGAATAATGTCACCAGTGGTTCACAAGCTTATACTATCTACTTCTAAGGATTGGGGCGGAAACGCCCCTTTCCACTCAGGAAACAAATGACTGTAACCGTAACACTGACTAATATAGCCAACCTGCAGAATGAAACAACTGCTTGTACTAACATCAATAACAACTCAGCTGCAATAACAACCGGGTTTGATAGTTGTTTAAATACAGCTGGAGACAGCATGTCTGGTAACCTCAATATGAATGGGTATCAGATACTCAATCAAGGCGCTACTAAATATACAGTCAGTACGTTACCGGCCTCTCCTTTAGCAGGACAAATGGCGGTTGTTACCG